AGAAATAGCTTTAAAAGCAGTCAAAGACAAAGGTGAAATACCAATATTTACTGGAGTGCAAAGCACCAAAGTTCGTAACAAAGAAGGTCTTTCTGTAGTTTCTGCTCATATACCAGTTCAATTATTTGTTAATTTAAAAACTAAAACATATACAATTATGGAGTATCATCCTAGTTATAACAGTGCTTGTGTTTTAAGCTTTGGGGATGATTGGAAAAGTATAGGATCAAAAAGTTAATGAATGATAGAATTTCTTTTAATCTTTATGATAGATAATAAAATTGTAAATCAAACACAAAGATTTCAAAACATAGATCGTTGTTTGTATTTTGCAGAAAGATTAACTGATCAACCTAACATTCCAATGAAAGAAGGAAAAATAGGGAAAATTCTTGCATATTGTAAGCCTGTGAAAAAAAATTAGGCTCTCAGATCGCCACACAGAGGCGAAACAACCTTTCCAGATACAATCACACACGGAAAATACTTTCTTTTGTACATGGTTTTTATATATTGGTTTATATTAATTTTGGGTTTTTTACCCAACTTCTCCCCAATTATTTCCTAGTTCTACATCAACTTCAAAAGGAACATTCAAATCTGGGATACAAGTTGTCATAATTTCTTTTATTTTTTCAATTTCTTCTTCGTTTTTAATATTAAAACAAAGTTCATCGTGCACTGTCAACATAGGACATAACCCTTCCGAATAACAATTGACCATTGCCTTTTTAGTTTGGTCTGCACTTGATCCTTGTATTAATCTATTTAATGCTTTGTATGTAAATGCTCTTTGAATATTCTGATATTCTTTTATAGCTTGATCCATTGGCAATGCTCTTTTAACCCCAAACCCTCTTGGCTCCCACATATCAAAACGACATTTCCTTCCAGAGTGTGTTCTGATCATACCTTTTTCTTGAGCAAAGTTTGATACCCTTGTGGCTAAATCTTTTACAAAGGGAACTTTTTGATTGTATGTATCTAACAACTCAATTGCCTCTTGTTCTGTTATAGATAAAGTATCAGCTAATTTCTTACGGCCCATTCCATACATAATTCCAAGATTAACTGTCTTTGCTTCTTTACGACTAATTTTTGCCATGTCAGCAACCATTTGGTGAAAATCTGCTTTGCCTTCCTTATACATGGTTACAACTTCATCTATCAAAGGATGTCTGTAACTCTCTCCAGCATTTGCACAATAATGAGCTAACCATCTTGGCTCTTGGGATGCATAATCAAAAGATCCCCATTTACAATTTTCTTCTGGAATAAACAATCCTCTTATTGCCTTCTTGATTTCTAAGTCTCTAGATGGTATTTGTTGTAAATTAGGATTGCTGGAACTAAAACGACCCGTTACAGTTCCTCCATCATCAGTTCGGAGAGGATGAAAATCACAATGAATTCTACCATTATGAGCATGATTCAAAATTGTTTCAACAAAAGTTGTGTTCGCTTTATTAAGTTCTCTAATCTTCACAATCTTTTTAGCCACTGGATGAGAATGATGAGACAGAAATTGTTTTGTGAAAGAGGGCGACCCGCTTTTTTCTGTGCGAGAATATTGAAGTCCAAAAAAGTCAAAGACCTTTGCTATAGATGTGCTGACCCAAGGTTCAATCGCTATGCCAGTGTCATTAGTTATTTCATCAAGTAACTTCTTTTCTTGTTGAGACATTTGCTTTTTTGTTTTTTCTGCTTTGTCAATATCAACTCGTACACCTTTTGTTTTCATATCTAAAATAACAGGTATTAAAGAAGACTCCATCTCAAAAATACTTGTGCATTCTTCTCTTTCTAAGATAGGCATCAAGTGATCACATAATCTTAAAGTTACGGCAGCGTCTTTTTCTGCGTATGCTCCAACATATTTTGCAGGTAATTTGTACATCTCTGCTTTTGGATCTACTCCAAATTCATTAGCTGCACTTCTTAAAGTTTTTTCACTCTTAAACTCTTGTAAATAGTCCGACACTAAACTATTTAAATTATAGAATCTTCTATTTTCATTAATTAATGGAGCCATGATCATAGTATCTATGATCGGTCCCTTTACTTCTATTCCTTCTGCTCTTAACCAACCTAAATCATACAAGGCATTATGAAAAACTTTTGGTATGTCTGGAGTGTTCATCTGTTCCTTCAACCATCTAAGAACAAATTTCGCATCTAAATTTCCAGATGAATGTCTTATTGGATAATATCCCTGGAAGTCTCCAGCCGCCACTGCAATACCAATAACATAACCATCTTTCCTACACCAACCAGGTCCTAACTTAATTAAGTTTGGATCTTTTGTTTCCAAATCAACTGCTATTCTTTCAGAATTAGTTAAATCTGGGAAAGTATTTGGAGGAGACCAATCAAGGTCAATGTTTCCCCAAGACATATCTTTAATGTCTTGATCAAGAAAATGGTACTGTTGATTTTTATTTGTCATTAATTATTTCGCCTCCAAGAGCAGCGTATCCAATAATATCCATCCAAGAATCATCTTTATTCATATCTTCGGCTAACCTAGCAGTTTTAACACCGACCATACAAGCAACAACTTCCTCTGGTGTAATGGGTTCTTTTAATTTTTTATCTAATAAAATAGTCCATATATCGGCTATTCTCTGATGGTTCTTTTTTACAGGTCCATAATCTTTTGCTCTTGGACCTTTAATTAATTTTTGAGCTTCAGTTAAAAAATAATCTCTGTCTTTTTTCATAATCTATATCCATGTTCATCTTTGCTTTCTACGATATGTAGACTTTTACGAGCACGAGTAGCACCAACATAGAAAACTCTATGCTCACTATCTCCATCTCCTTTTTCTCTTATAACTTTAGGGGAGTCAAGAATTAAAGCAACATTATCCGCCTCTCCACCTTTTGCTTTGTGTATCGTTGATATTCGGATCCTCGGTTTCTTCGTAAGAATATACTCTCCCCGTCTCCGAGCCGATGTTATATAAATTCTTTGATTGTCCGTCACATTGATCACTTCGTACCAATTCATCTCTTTGTTTAGATTCAGAAGGAATCCTAACTCGCTCTTTAATAAATCCTCTAAAGTATATGTGTGTTCTGGGTTCAATTCCTCTATCTTCTTTTTTCCACCATGACCAATAATTCCCTTTTTCGTCTTCTTTGAAAATTCTATCCATTGTTGAACGCTTAGACTTTGATTTTTGCATAATTGTAACCATACTTCTATACTATTAATGATACCTTCAGACACAGACCAACCTGTTCCTTCTCGCCAAAAGAAATAACCCTCATTCTCAAGTTGTTTAGAAATTTCAGAAAGTATTCTATTTGTTCGTGCAAGTATATACCATTCGCCTTTGTTGAAATTAATATCCATTATATCAAAATAAAAAGAAACAAAACCCTCTTCTTCACGAGGTTTCCAATCTTTTTGTTTTCTGGTAGTAACCTTTCTTATAATGTCTTCTGCTACCTTATGTATAGAATAGGGAACTCTGTACGATTGATCAAGAACAATTGAGTTTTGTGTTGAATGCAAAAAATCAGTTACGTTTGCACCTGCCCAATTAAAAATACATTGATCGTCATCTCCAGCATAGTAAGCTTTTTTAGAATTAGGTAACAAACACTCCTTGACCATTGACCATTGTATTGGAACTAAATCTTGTGCCTCGTCTACAATTAAAAGATCTAAATCTGGACCTGTTCCTTGTTTTAAAAATTCTAACAACATATCAGTAAAGTCAATTTTTTGATGTATTCTTTTATAATCTTCGTATGCTTTTTTAACCACAGGTAAATAATGTCTGTGTAAACTCATATCGCCAAAAGCATCAAACTCTGCCATAAAATCTGTCTGTTTTAATCTAGATTGTTGAATAATATAAAAATATTTATCGCCATTACTTGTTCCAGGGTTATACAAATCCCCTTCTTCAATATTTATTTTCTCCTCTTTTTGAAAAACAATACCTAATTTTTTTCCAAGAAATCTCATGTCAGCAGGTGTAATAACATCTTCAGCTTTCATTCCTACCCAACGAAAAGCAAGAGAATGTAAAGTTCTAAAATGTGGAAAATATTTTTGATCTAAATTAAATTTCAAACAAGCTCTGTCAATTGCCTCTTGAGCAGCTTTCTTTGTAAAAGATAAAAAAGCTATTCTCTCTGGATTCGTACCTTCGGCAATAGCATTCTCCATTATCTCTAATA